CGAATATATCTGCGAATATATCTGCAAATAATCAAACAAAAATTATAAATCAGAGTTCACAAGGTAATCTTAAAAGAAGTACCTCACAACCTCTGAATATACAAAAAACGAATGTTACGGGGACATCACCCGCCCAAGCTCAGGTAACTAGGGATCGTAGAATGTCTGAACCCTTTACAAATCAGGAAAAGGTCGTTGCTTTAGAAGATCATCAATCCAAGGTCGCATATAATTCTGGTCAAAATGAAGTTAAATCTATTCAACAGGATCCTAATATGGAAAAATATGATCAAATAGGTATGTATCCTAAAGTGAGAAGACTAATCGCGGTAGGTGATTTACACGGCGACTTAAGAGTAACTTTAATTGCTTTGCGCTTGGCTAAGGTTATTCCTCAAAATATTTTCCCTTACAATGTGAATGAAATATCCTGGTGCGGAGGTGATACATGGGTTATTCAATTAGGCGATCAGATTGATAGATGTAGACCTGATAACTGGAAACAAAATTGTATAGAGGATTTAAATGATGTTACAGAAGATGAGGGAAGTAATATGCAAATTATTCAGATTTTTCAGAAATTAGATGTAATGGCGAAAGCTCAAGGAGGTCGTGTTTTGGGGATGTTGGGTAATCACGAACTAATGAATATTGATCGTGATTTTAGATATGTATCTCCTCAGGAATTTTTAGAATTTGTTCCAGCAAATGAAAGAAATAAAAAATATACTGATGATGGTTATCCTTATGGATATTATCACAGACTAAAAGTATTTGAAAGAGGTGGTAATATCGCGAAGCATTATGCAATACAAAAAAAATCAATTACCATTATAGGTAAGAATTTATTTGTTCATGGTGGTGTAAGTCATAAATTAATGAGTAAATATTCTATCCATGAATTAAATCAGATCGTTCAGAAATGGTTATTAAAACAGGGAGATGAGAGACAAGATAAAATATTTGATGAAATATTTAGAGATGACGATGATATGTCTCCCTTCTGGTGTAGATTATATTCTGAAGAAGATGGACACGGTGAAAATACTGAAAGAGGTTATAATGAACTCTTAAGAATAATTAATTCCAGAAATCGTCTAATGGAACCTTTAGAAAGAATCGTTGTGGCTCATACGCCTCAGTTTATGGATAATAAATATATGAATGCTTTATATAATGATAGATTATGGCGAATAGATGTAGGTATGTCAAGAGCCTTTGGTTCTCACGATGATTGCGGTGATAATAAATATAGACAAATTCAAGTCTTAGAAATATTAAATGATCAAGTATGTAATAAATTAATGGCTCCTTATCATGGACGACAACCCGCAGAGGGTATGGGGCAAAATGCAAACATGAGTGCTGGATTTTTAGGCTAAATATTTAATATTTTAATTTATATATATAAATGAAACAAATTAAATTTAATTTTCATGACGGGAATTTCGTGCGGAGAGATATTTTACCCGGCGATAAAGCAAGTGATTTAAAAGAAATTTTAGGGGTACCCGAAGATACTAAATGTAATTTCTTATATGCAGGTTATTTTATAGATCCTGATCCAAGTTCAAGCGAATTAGATACGAATCTATATCACCTTATCCAACCCCCCCCCGACGGCCCAGATTTTATACTTGTAAGTATGGGGGAAATACCACATGAATATATACAAGCAAAATGGCGTAATTTTTCTCGCCCACCCGATGGTGTTAAACCTCTAGGCTACCACACTTATCCATCAAGTGGATTTACCAAAGATGATTATAATAGATATAGAAGTTTAGTTATGGAACAAATAAGTGACTACAGTATACTGACTCATGGAAGAGCGAATAATCACTTTTTTTTTGTACCAGAAAACATTACACTAAATTTTGTGTCAGAATTCGGGTCTTCAGTAGAAAGTCAAATGGGCGACCTCTCTATAAGAACACTTAGAAGAATGCAGAAGAATTCAGTTTCTAATACGTCTGAATCAAAGATTAATAGAACTTATAACCCGGGTTCCATCGTCCCAGAACATACATTGAGTTTAAGAGGATTCTGGGACCCCATGGCTTCGGGATTAATTCCTAAAGAAGTTTTTGAAATTGTTGAAGATATTAAGAGTACTACTCAATTACAAGATTATAATATTAAATATCCGCATAGATGCTGGGATGCGGATGAGGCGTCTGCACGCGAATGTGCCGGAACTTTGTGCGACACAGAGGAAGGTAAAGCTAAGTACGAAAAAATCATCCAGATGAGACAGTCACACGGCGATTACTTCGGTAGATGTAATGAGGATAATGGAATGGTACAGTTAAACAATAGAACCCCCCCTACGTATCTTGATACTGACGAAGAAAGAAGAGAAGGAGAGTTTTGGTTTAATATATACCCCACCCATCAGGAAAGTGGTGTATATTTAAGTGATATATTATATTGGTTGAGTAAATTTGTAGGAGACAAAAATGTAACGGTGATGTGTAATTTCTGTCGCCCCATAGATTACACAGGAATGAAAAGAGAAATGAAACAATGTTTAACTTATGATAACCAGATATTTAAAGGTACCTTCTTGGATGATTTTCAAGAAAAGGGAATAGACGTACTATCAAGAGAAAGTTCGTTTTCAGGTTTAGAGATTACAAAACAAGATATTTTATCTGAACTAGAAAGATATAGAATAAACCCTGTAATATTACCAGTTATACCGGGTTATGATACAGGAAAACTCATAACATTAACGTCTGGTGGGAATAAGAATACATATATGACTTTTATTCGTAATTTTTACAGGGGGAAAGGACAAAGAGAAATACTCAATTTATTACATATTACAGGAGCGAAAGGCAAATATATCCTGAATAATCTACCCGAAGGTCACGAGATAAATCGGTTAATCAATCATGAGGCTAAAAATGGACATGGCAAACTCTGGTCAGACGAAGAAATAGAAAAAAGATTAGAAAAGATAGAAGCTTATTATAGAGAATTTTTAGCAGGGGCGGATATTAATAAATTAAAATTATACGTGGCATATAATCATATTTCAAATATAAATGGATTAGTTTCATCCGAGACAAAAATTTTTTTATTCTGGAAAGATTTTTGTCAAATATTATTATTTATGAAATTAATGCGTGAAAATCAAGGTGCATTGAGTGTATCTTTAGGGTCAGAACCAGAACCGGTGCATGACCAACAAAGAGAATCGGAACCAGGGCAACAAGGGGATCAAGACCCCGAAATGACTATAGGAGGTGGTCGTAGAAGAAGAAGCAGAAGTAGAGGTTCTAAGAAACGTAGAACCAGAAGAACCAGAAGAACCAGAAGAACCAGAGCAAGAAGAACCAGAAGAACCAGAGCAAGAAGAACCAGAAGAACCAGAAGACGCTAATTAAATCTTATCACAAATTAACCTCAAGACATCTCTATCCCTAAAGAGTTGATTGTAGCAATAGATAAACTTGATTTTCTTTTCATTCTTTTGTTTTTGATAATTAATTGTTTTTTCAATAATTTCATGAATCGTTTTACCATGAAATACCATCCAACCTGATACAGAGTATTCTTTCTGTAGAACTTCTTCTTCTCTCAGATCTCGGATAATCTTTTTCATATACGACTCATAACATTTTTCTCTAAACTTCTGAATAAGTTCTTGATCTACCTCCGCCTCAGATTTGATGATTGATCCATAGTAATCTAACATCTCTTTGATTTATTCTGATTTATTCTGATTAATTTAAGATATCAAATTTTTATATCTTTCATATGCTTCGTGGATATCTATTCTATCCCTATAATCAAATGCGATCATATCTTTAATTAGATCCATATAGGGTTTTAATTCTATTAATTTAAATAATTTGATTATCGTTTCAATATCTATTTCATATTTTTCGGATAGACTGATGAAGAGTGATAAAATTAACATGCCTAGCGAATAAACATCTAATTTATCAATCAACATAGCCAAATTTGGTTTGTTTACTTTGAGTAATTTATCTTCTAATAATTCAAATCTCTGATTGTCCGTGTCGGTGTTAAATAATTTGTGATGAATTGGTTCGTACATTTCATAATAATTATATCGGGGTTGATAGAGTGCTATATTCTCTTGCTCTTTTAATATATTTCCATTTTCAAGTATAAAATAAATATATTCATAAGAATATGGTTCATATATTCTATAGTTATCATATTCCAGGATCATCCTATCTTTTAAGAAATCATTCTGATTTAATGATTTATTAATTTTCAAACTGATATCATAATCTATAATATATGATTCATTATCCTTGATAAGTATATTATTAATATTAATATCATGATGACATATCTTATGTTTATTCAATTGACATAGACCGTGAAATATATTCCCAAGCAATTTAAAAAATTTCAGGAATATTTTTAAAAATGCTTGTTTCCCCTTGAAGTGAGACGCTTTAATTATTTTATTACTATAATTATAAAGTGTCAGTCCACCATATGCTCCTTGATAAAGTGTGAATGTGTGATGAAGGGGTAGTGTACTTGGATTTATATTTTGTGATTTAAGACATCCTGTGATATCAGTGTTTTTTAAAAGATCACCATATTCAGGTGACATACAAGTTTCTTCCCACAAGATAGTCCATTTTTTATAACCTGGTATTTTTTTTATATCTAATCCGATTTGATATTCTTTGTTTTTTTTGAGAAACAATTTCGTGATTTTTTTTTTACTTCTTTTTTTTTTACTTTTTGCGCATGGTATATTGGGTCTAAAAATACATCCCGAACTACCTTTGAAAAAAAGATCCGAATTCATATATTTTATGGATTAAATAAAATATATCTTAATTATAATATGGTATTTACTGGAACCAAAGAAAGTTGTCCGAATTATAATAGAGATGGGGGAAATATTTTAGAGACAGATTATCAGGTATTTATAGATCCATCTATCAGTGGAGATCCCCAATATGGTCAACCAGATTTTAATAAAACATGTTTTAATATTTGTGCCACACTAAATGACGATGGTACGGCCACTACAGGGAACACGACTGCCCAGCCAACTTACATTACCAACGCCTTATGTAGTGAATGTTTAGATGAAGAAGGTGATCTCAATAATCCAAGAGAGGGATCAAAACGTAATTTAATCAATGCTGGGAAATATGAAATGTGTAATGTAAGTGGCGATCCTGAGAGTGGATCTCTAGGACCAGGTGAAACGGGTACTCCTACCTGGTTCCAAAATCAACAATCTGCTAATTTATTAGGATTAAATGTAGATCGTATTAATTGGTCATCTGCTAATTCTGGTTCTGATGAGGGTAAGATCAAAAATTATTGGATGAGCGCGAGTCAGGGCATGACAAATGAAGAGATACTAAGATATATTGGTAGTAGAACACCGGGAACTATGGAATATACATTACCCGAAGAATATATGAGACCCGAATTTATCGGACAGACAGGTAATTTAGAAGTAGACGTATATGATTTTCCGAAATTAAGAAGAGATATTAATACTAATCGTGGTTCAATTGTAAACTGTTTGCCCGAAAATAAACCTTCATGGGCCGTGTGTCCAAATGATACCTTTGGACCAGATGATATTATAGCCGAAGAAGTTGAGGATTTTACTACCCAAATGATAGATGAAATGATTCTAAATGAAGAGACTTCTGCTATGAATAGTTTAAATAGTTTTAGTGATATGTTATCGGGTTTACAATATGATTCCGCATTTGAAGCGTGTGTTAATGATAAATTAAATACAGGAGACGATGATTTAGATATTCAAACTCGTATCGCGAGTTATACCTCTGTTAAAGAGTTTACTACGATAGATATTAATTATCTGAAACGGAAGTTAAGAAAGATTATCACTATGAAATCCCAACAAGTTCAAGAATGTATGAATTTATTGAATTTAGGAAAATCCATGTGTCAAACCGGTGTCGCCGATAAAACACTTATGATCGGATCATTGATATTTTCCATTGTAGGAAATGATAATATAGATATTATGCAAGCCGATAACGATGAAAGATATAAAATAAATAAACTAGTTGATGAATTAGGACCATTAATTCCACAAGCAATTAAAAATATCATCGCGATTTCTAAAGAATATGAATCAAGAGTCTGTAATGTACCATCTAATACTACGTTATTGTTAGAAAGATTATATACAGATTTATATGATAAACCCACTCATGTATCATTAGATTTTAGTCCTTATTTAGATTTCAGTTCATTAATTAATATGAATGATAATGTTAAATTTATAAAGACGATCGTTGTATTAATAGTCTTCGCCTTTTTGTTTATGCATGGCTCTAATTTAGTTATTGCCTTCCTAAGTAGAGGTGGAAAATCGGAATAAATCAGATTAAATTTAATATATATATAATATATAATGGCAAAGAAATCAAAGACGAAGGTGGTGGCAGAACCAGAGCCGGAACCCGAACCCTCACCTCCCACGCCACCAGATGTGAGACACCTGCGGGCAATGAACAGGGGGAGGGGGGAATTCTTGGATCCGTGGCGACTTGAAGATATTGATGATTTTCGTAAAGAAACAGTACCTGCGATCGCCAAAAACGTGGTATCGGCGCTGCCGGCGCTGTTGGTGCAGCCGGAACCCGAGCCGGAATCCGGTGTATCTATTCCAGTATCTATACAAGAAAAATCCCTGGAAGAAGAAATTGAAAGGCTGGAATTCGAAATTGAATCGCTGGAGTTTTACATTCAAGAAGAACGTGAAAAAAAAGAGCCAGAGCAGGAGTACATCGACCAGCTAAGGGGGGCGATAAAGGCTAAAAATGCGGAACTGGAGAATTTACGATCCCCCACACAGTCGTCAATCGCTGCTCCTAAAAAGAAGAGTGATGTAGCAGGTACTGGGTCTGGCGCTGACCATGCCACCCCTATCCCGATTCCGAGGGCACGATTGAAATATAAAACTAAAAAACGTAAACATACTAGAAAACGTAAACCTACTAGAAAACGTAAACCTACTAGAAAACGTAAACCTACTAAACGTAGGAAATCTAATTAAAATTTGATATCCTTTTTATTTAAACATATCATATAAAAAATATATATTGATATGGAAACTATCTTTTGGGAAACACATAATAATGCTTTATTCAATGTATTTATTCGCGATCTGGGTCAAGGTATTCGGACAAACTTAAAACATATGATTCTTGATAATGATAAATCTGAACAGAAAGCGGTTGGCCACCAATCTAAAAAACCTAAACCGATGAAAAAGAAAGATCTGATTATTCAAGAACAAAATATAAAAAGGAATGAGAAACTGATTAAAGATGATTTGATGAAAATTGATTACGCGTTTCAGAGCATAAGTGAAAAGAATTATATGGAAAAGTTTACTTATCTTAAAACAGAAGAAGCGAAGCAAATTTTTAAGGTAAATCTTTTAGAATATTTCGTGAAACTTCAAAAAGAAGAAAAAAAGGATTATATGTCACAAATCTTAATTTTATATTACAGTCTCAAATATGGACAACACGAATACATTTTAAATGATACAAAATATCAGAAGATTATGAGTCGTTTAGATAAGAAGTTCATGGATTGTGATACTAAAAGTTATCTCATGAAAGAATGTAGTGATCTTTTACCTCCATTAAATTTCTGGGATAAAGGTGAATATAAACTAGATGAATGGCAAAAAACAGTGATACAATTTATTAAACAGAATAAATCTATCTTAGTGAAAGCACCGACATCATCCGGAAAAACATTCGTGGCGATGGCGACGGGTATTCTTCATCATAAAATCTTATATGTTTGCCCCGCGAAACCGGTCGCTTTTCAGGTTGGGGCTAATTTTATTAAGATGGGTTATAGGGTTCATTATTTAGTAGAAAATATGGGACATTTATCTTATGATAACCAAACGAATATCTTTATCGGTACGCCCGATGTTATTGAGCAATATTTACCTAAAATCTATACAGATTTTAATTATGCTGTCTTTGATGAAATTCACAATCTCAATGATATGATACAATATGAAAATATTATTAAATGTATTAGATGTCCTTTCTTGGCATTATCTGCGACGATTGATAATATAGAGTTCTTAAGGAATATCTTTCAAAAAATTCATCCTGATATGAACATAGAATATGTTGAATATAAAAAACGATTTATTAATATTCAGAGGTGGATTTATAATGATAAATTAACCGATTTACATCCTTTATCCTGTTTAGACTTATCAGATTTTAATAGTATTCAAAATATCCCCTTCACTCCAAAAGATTTAATTAGCTTATATGAAAGTATTTATGATATCTTTGAAAAAGATGATTTAGAAGACGAAATTGAATATTTATCTCCTGATACATATTTTAGCGAAGATAAATTATTAACGCTTGACGATACGAAGGATTATGAATCATTTCTAAAACAGGGTCTCAGGGATATCTATGATAAATATCCAGATTATATGATTGAAATCACTAATCTATTTCGGGCTCCGGAGGTCCTGAATCACCCACCAATCAGAAGCAAAAGTAATAATATAATTCAGTTGTTTAAGGATTGTAAGGAAAAAGATCTTTTACCGATGTTATATTTTCATACACGAGAAGAAGTCTCCAAAGAAATTTTCCTGAATCTCTATGAGGATTTACAAAATGAAGAACATATTAATTATCCCTTTCATTATGATATTCTTCAAAAGAAAAGTGAACTTTTTCAAAAGTATATGGAAAAAAGAACAGTTTATTCAGAGAGTATTAAAATTAAAACAAATGATGCCCGAACCGAAAAGAGTGAGAAGATGAGTCGCTACGATAAAGATCAAAAAAATAAATATATTGCAGATATGACAGATTATTACAATAAATGTATCTATAAATGCTCGGGAAAAGCAAAATCAAATCTCGTAAATGAATATAATAATTTCATAGAAAATCCAGATTTTAGGGATATAGATGTTTTTAAGAAACATTCTGAATATGTATTTAGTCGCGGTGAACCGATGAGTGGAGAAGAAATCAAGAGTATTCGTAGAGAAATTAAAAAATCCATAGGTTTAACGGTTGATTATGAAAATCCTTATTTTCAGCTTCTCAAGAGAGGAATTGGTCTCTATGTATCATCTATGCCCGATGTTTATAATTGGATTTTACAGAGACTAATGAGTGAAAGAAAATTAGGTATCGTTATCAGTGATAAAACACTCTGCTTAGGAATTGATTTACCGATTCGTAGTGTTGTTTTAACGGGATATAAAGATCCAGAATATACGACATCAGATTATTTACAAATGAGTGGCAGAGCTGGCCGACGAGGACATGATACTCAGGGAAATATTATCTTTCACAATGTACCTAATTATTTAGATTTAATGAAGGGTGAATTACCTAAAATTATTGGATCCGATATCCATCTTGGAAATAGTTATCAAGTAATCCACGATCTCAATAGAAATATTAAAACCGAACATCTGAATTGGAAAATTAATAATGAAAAACAAATACTAAAAAAGATAGTCTTCCCCGTTAAGACACATAAATTAGCGTGGAAATTAAGATATTATCCAGATTCCGAATATTTCTTAACTGAAATGGCCAAGATGGAGAAACAGATCTTTAGAATTGATGAAGAGAGTCGTGAAATATGGTTTTATAGATATATCGTCAAAAATTTAACAGTCTTTAATGAAGATCTATCTATTGTAATTTATAAAAGTAATAAGATCAATGGTGATATTGTAGAAACCGTTTCTCATTTATTAGAGATCGGTGAAATTCATAAACATATAGTAAATTCACTAGATAATACATTTATGATCACAAAAAGAACGAGTCAAATTATCTTTGACAAGTTAAAAACATTAATTTATAAATACAGAGGATTTGAATAAATATATCTACTATATTTATATATATAATGAGGGGGGGTGCGAGACCAGGGGGTGAGGACCATGAAACATATGATGAAAAAGTTGTAAAAAATATGGATGAACCTTTTGATCCAGAGAAATTAGGACCAGTCGCCCAAAAACTTCTAGATGATTATGGTAGTCAGACGTACGATGATAGATTAAGAATGGCTGAAGATAGCGGAAATCCTCAAAATATATGGCCGAAATGCTCTTGTGAAAGGGGTAATTCAGGTTGCAATTCTGAAACGCATAAACAATGGTTTAATTTTATAACCGGTCGTAGAAATGATAATTGCGATCAAAGAGTAATACTTCATGCAGATAATCAAGGGGCTCTGAGAACGGGTGAACCTACATGTGAATATTGTAGTCATCAAAAAGCAGGCGCCAAATATAAAAAGAAATCTTCTAAAAAAATAAAGAAATCTATAAAAAAGCGTAAGAAAAATAAAACCACTAGAAGAAAGAAAAAGAAAAAGAAACATACTAAAAGAAGAAGATAAAGTTAATCAGTGTAACATTCATTACAGATACAAGGATCTTCTCTCTTCACCCTGATTTTATTCTCGGGTATTCCAGGTACACAATTGATACACCATGATAAGCGATGAACTTGATTTGTACCGAATTCAGAGGTACAATGTTTCCCATAACAGGTTCCCGCGATCTTACAATGAAAGAATTTATCACAACCAGCACAATTAATTTTAATCTGATCTAGAGAAAATCTCTGGAAACAACCATGACACTGAATGACTTCATCCATAGTGAAGGATGGTTTTGGTTCAGGATGAACCCGATAAACCTTAGGTCGCTTTTGTTCACGTTTCACCCTACAGGAGCGCGTGAAGCACATTTTAAGAAGTTTCTTTTCAATTTAATTCATAGAATTAAATGAAATATCAAATTTTAGATTTAATTGTTCTTTTTCTTTGTTCTTTTTTTATATTTTTAGTATATATAAAATGGAAACGTTAAATGAAGTGAATGAACTTTTGACTACGAAAATGTGTTCTCCGGTTATTATCTATGGTATTATCCTCGCCCTCTCTATGATCTGTATCTATTTCACGAGACAGAGATTAGGTAGATATAATACTTTAAAGATGGAGAATTTATATAATATGTATTCGGCACAAGAATTAAAATTCTTATTAACCCTCGGTATCATTATGTATGGTCTTTGTCAATACAATAAAACAGAATTAGCATGGATCTTCCTGATTTTCCCGATCATCTATATTATTCTTCAGAATACATTATTATTTGTTCATGTGTCTTCCGCCTTACAGAACGCACCCGCCGAATCGCCACAATTACAGCAGTATGCTGCTGGGATGAATGCTCCTTTATTAGGTGGTCAGGGACCAAGTCCTCCTCAAATCTCTACTCAGGAAGCTCCTCCTCCTCCTCAGGAATTCACTCTCCCTAAAATGACGAATCAATCTAGCTCCATGTCCAATGGTTTCGGTTCCATGATGGGTTCTAGTGAACCGACGGGTTATTCATTATAAATGTTTATTATAAATGTTTATTATAGTAGATGCTCCAATTAATCAAAGCGGAAAAAAGATTGGCATTTTCTAAAATATTTTTAGATGATGAAGACCATTTACCTAATGATTTGATTTTAAGAATAATTGATTATTTTAACTTAATCAGGGTCAGAATATATAATATTAGAAATGAATTAATAAATGATATGTATCTACCAGAGAATAGGACAATCGGAGATTTAAAACATAAAGTCTCAGAATTTATGAATCATGATGAGTACAGACTGATGTATAAAATTGATAGAGATGGGAAATATGAAACAAGGGACAATACTTATTATCCGGATGAGCATTTACTAAGTAATACCCATGAAAATTTAGAATTATTTGTAATAAGTCACCAGGGCCACGTGGCGGGTGGTGGTAAAAGACGTAAAAGAAAATCTACTAGAAAGAAAAGACGTTCTACTAGAAAGAAAAGAAAATCTAAAAGAAAGACAAAGACAAGAAGAAGATAAATTAAATCAATAATTTATTTAGATTTCGTCTTTGATTTTCTCTTGAGTTTTTTTACGATATTTTCATCATCTAAATCTTTATCTTTCGTATCTGTAAATTCAAAATCTATTAAATATAATTTTTTAGAATCTGGATTAATAATAATATTTTTATAACGGAGGTCATTGTGATAATAACCTACTTTAATAAATTTATTATAGATCTTTTTAATCTGAGGTAAGAAATCATCTAAATCATCTCCGCTTTCACAATATTCTTCTAAGGTAATACCTACATTTTCTGTCTTTAATACTAACTTTGAACAGTCATAATCTATAAGTTTAGGAATAAATTCCATTTTCTTTTGTTTTCCTAATAAGTAGATAAAGAGTTCAGTTTTAAAGATATCTAAATCTTCTTTCTCAAAGGTTGAGATAATATACTTCTTAGATATCTTTACTGTTTTCATTTATATCTATTAGTTAGATTTTATAAACATACTCATTAGAAACATAAAATAAAGAGTATTAATACTATCTTTGTTATCTAAAAAAGTAGTGTCGTTCATAGGTAACTCGGGGCCCACGTACCACTCACACAATTCTAAATAGGATTGAGAAAATCCCGATATAAGTTTTTTATAATCATCGTTCTTCTTCTGATAATCACGATCTAAGGGATCTAATGAATCATAATATTCTTGTTTTATTTCCGGTTCTTCTTTTAACTTCTTTAAAAGAGTTTCATAAGAGTTATCGTTTTTTAATGAATAGCTAATACTATTCAGTTTTTCAGATAATTCATCTAGATTCATAGTTAATTAACCTAAGATATATATTTTTATATATATTTTTATATATATAGATGGAGGCGGCCGCGACACCTGTTAAACAATCTGAAGTAGTAATACCCGAGACAGTTCGTTTCTCGCCCGACACGCCCGCGTCCCGGGCAACCATGAGACGGGGCGTGGAATATAGATATCTCCCAATAATAAATATTGAAGATGAGGCGAACCCACACATGACAGGCGAGAAAGGGATTATAAGTGAAGTTGATTTAAAATTAAAGGAAGGGGCGGCCAATTTAGATTATTTTTTAGCTTATATTTATGTTAATCAGGGTAACGCTGAATTTATGGAAAAGTTATTAGCCTATTTTAAGGAGGTGCTTGATTGGATCTCTTTAAAAGATGATGATTTTGAAATTATAAACGACGCTGAAGTTGACGCAGCCCTACGACGAACTAATCATGACGATTATGGAAAATTACGGGAAACAATGAAACATTGGACCACTCAGTTTGATACAGAATGGTCATGGGGATCATTAGGTAATATATTATGGGAGAATCTTGAAGTGGATAAGATAGCAGACGAGGGTCTTCAACCAAGAGACCTATTTTCAGGTTCAGCGGCTACAAAGCCTAAAA